AATAAATCATTTACTTCAGGGTTGTATAATTGCATTACCAATGATTTGAACCCCGCTTTTGATACTCATTTTAATTTAGAGTTCAAAGACTTCGCCAAGAAAATGAAAGATGATTGTATGAAGTTTGATTTAATACTGTTTGACCCTCCATATTCATTGAGACAATTAAAGGAACAATATGATGGAATTGGTAAAGACTTGGAGCTTTGGCAAACCCATAACATGTGGAGTGAAGGCAAAGACCATTTGATTGATTGTCTTATTCCTGGAGGTTATATTATTTCATTCGGTTGGCACTCTTCAGGGTGGGGTAAAAAAAGAGGAATGGTAAAAAAAGAAATCCATCTTTTTGAACAGGTAGCTCGGGAAGACCGATACGATTTAATTATGACAATTGAAAGAAAAGAACAATCTAAATTAGAGTTGCAATTTGAGGGAATTGAAGAATAACTAGAGCATAAAGCAACTTTTCACACCAAGCAATCTTATTATTTTGTTCTTGGTCAATTGGTGCTATTGCTTGAGTAATTTTTTCAACTCCCTTAACTCTTTTAGAATTTTGATTAAGATTTCATGCGTTGTCATAATATCACAGCGTCAATACATTTCCATTATCAGCGTGTTTAATTGGTGGCCATTGTTCTCTTATTGGGCCTGATTCTACACCCTTGAATAAATCCATTCTTACCCAATCAGGAATAGCTCCTTCAAGAGTTACCGCAGTTCCAAACGCTTCAATATTTGGTTGCATTTGACGCGCTTCTTTTGCCATTCTTCTCAAAGTAGTAGTTGTGTTGGTGCTTCCTGGCTCTTGTGAATCTGTTCTATTAAAGAAGTTGGCAAGACTTGAACCCGATATCATTAACTCAGGTCTAACCCCGCCATATTTCCACATAGGATAAGCTTGACCAACATTACGAGAAGGTACAATAAAACGCCCATTTGCCATAACTCCGGCTACTTGAGCGATATGGTCTTCACGGATTACACCCATACCATATGTGACAAGAGAGACCTTTTTTGATTCAACCGCACAGTACATAGTTATCGCAGTATTGCTGAAAATACCGTCAGGGTCAGCTCCCGAATGAATTAAAACTGTTAAGTATAGTTTAGGCATATACCAAGTAAAAGTCGGTCTTGCACTAATAAATCTATTAGGAAATTCAGTTACAGTTCTAGCCCCTCTTCCATCATCGGTAATAACTTGTTTAAACAATATATTTTCTTGAGATGCGCTTGGAGCTCGGTTATCAAATTGATAGGCGTTACCAATATTTATTGCCATATCCGTATAAATTATTGGAGTAGGTGTTACTAAAACTTCCATGACATATGCATCAACAGAAAAAGCCGGTTCAGGGTTATCAAAGAAAACATCGCACTGCAACATCTTGTGAGACATGTTCTCTTTCAAATTAATTTCTTTTTGAAGAATAGCAAAGCCATTTATTGAATTAATCGTATTCATTTCTATTGATTCCCTGATCTCATGAATTGGCATTATTTTTTCCTCCCTTTACGATATGCTTTAGCCATGGCTTTAAGATTCAATAAACCTTTATTTTTTCCTGACTTAAAGCGAATTTGATTCTTTTTCTTAGATGTGTATATGTTCCACTTTGAGCGCTTTCTTTTTTTAGGAGCGTCTATGCTTTGACTCACGGCTTCAACATCCATGTTTTCTTGCATGTCTAAGACATTTCCCCCTGTAGGAACTAAAGTTTCACCAGCTTTAATGTAAACCGTTAATGCAGGATTACCCTGAAGCAAATAAGCCTGGTAAGCAGGTATCGCAACCATATCAATCGGGAATATTGTTTTGTCATCTCCAATAACTAGACCAGTTACCGCACCAACGCCCGCACCAATCGCCCCACCCAAAGGGCCAAAAACAGAACCAATGCCACCACCTAAACCAGCAAGACCGGTTGCCGTTTTTAATTTAGATTCGGCGGCTTCAGTTTTAGATCGTGGCAATTAAACCACCTCAAAGGTCGGTGGCTTGTGCAAGCATCTCTTTGAGTTCATTCTTTGTAACTTTCATAGGTTCTGCAATAAGCATAACATCAAGCTCAAGAGTTGTGTCAGCATAAGTCAAAGCTTGTTCTGTAGCAATTCCTACCAATACATCAGACACAACTACATAACCTTCAGGGTGAAGGTCGGGTGTCCCGTATTGGAAGTAAGTTACATTGTTAAAATTAGGAACCGAAGCACCCGCCTCTTTTGCTGAAAAGGTTACATATTCAGCTTGAAAAAAAGTATTAGGAGAACCTATGCCAACATCAACCGCTGATTCGTAAGCGGTAGTAGTTCCATAAATGGTCATAGTACCTTTGTTAACTCCGCCTGCGCTTCCATTGTTAGTAATTAAATCAGGATTAAAAGTACCTGTATTAGTCAAAGTAGGGTCTCTAATTTGGATTCGCATCTCTTTTATTGCTAATCCTTCATTATTTACTACTGATACATAATCGCTTAAATCAATTCTTCCATAAACTACCGGTAAATCACCGTTAGCATCTAGTGTAAATTGAAGTCTATCTCTTAAAATTAGGTCGTCTTTTCCTCTCGCCATGTTAAATCCTGGTTATCGACGGTTAATAAATAAAGCGAACATGTTCGCAAACCTATCCAAGGATTAAATCTTGATTATTCGGGCAAGCGCTATAACGCTTAACCCCCTCCGGTGGCTTAGTGGGATGTCCGCATGCCGTCGCGCTATCGAGTCTGAGAAGCGAAGCGCCGAAAAAATCGACTTGTCGAGTCAAAAAAAATCTAATTATTTAAATAAAAAGGGGTCTTGTTTTGACTCAATGGGAAGTAAATTACGAACTATAAGTCTTGACGGCGAGACTTCAAAGATTGCCGACAGAATAGAAAACTTTAGCGGATGGGTTCGAGCTCAATTGCTAAAATTGGATGAAAACAAGAAAAGAAAAATTGATTTAATCTTTCAATGCTCAAGATGTAATACACGAATGATGGGGAATCTAAAAATGAATTTTAAAGAACATTACCTGGTTGACAAAGATTCCACATGTGATGGCATAATGGAGTTGGAATAATGAGTCTTGAAAATATTACCTATCCTTTGACAATGACGCACAGAAGAACCAATATTACATCAAAACCCTTCGATAACCCACATATCAGGCAAATAATAGATCGAATTATTAGAACTGTAACCGTGTTGAATATTGATGATGTTTTGATATGTGACCCATTCGCCAATAAATCATTTACTTCAGGGTTGTATAATTGCATTACCAATGATTTGAACCCCGCTTTTGATACTCATTTTAATTTAGAGTT